CGCACCCTCATAAGGCAGTTTTGGAGACTGCTGCACTACTAATGTACCACGTCCGTAAAAATAAATGGGGCGACCAACGGGGCTTGAACCCGTAACCCCGAAAATCACAATCTCGTGCTCTGGCCAATTGAGCTATGATCGCCATAAATGGAGCGGTAGACAGGGATTGAACCTGCGACATCAAGTTTGGAAAACTCGCTCTCTACCAACTGAGATACTACCGCAAAATGGTGGTCCAGGTCGGATTTGAACCAACGACCTATGCGTTATCAACACATTGCTCTAACCAACTGAGCTACTAGACCAAAATTGGCGGAAATAGAAGGATTCGAACCTTCGGGGCTTTTTAGGACCCGAGACTTTAGCAAAGTCTTGCCTTAAACCACTCGGCCATATTTCCTAAATTGGAGGAAGGGGTGGGATTTGAACCCACGGTCGTTTTTAGGCGACACAAGTTTTCAAGACTAGCGCCTTAAGCCATGCTCAGCCACCCTTCCTTAAAATGGAGCCCCCGATAGGACTTGAACCTACAATAACCGCTTTACAAAAGCGGTGCTTCACCATTAAGCTACAAGGGCAAACTAACATCCCACCATGCACCTAGAAGCATTTCTGCTTTCACGGATGAACCCGACATTCAGTGCAGGTAGGAAAATTGGCCCGGCGTTTATTTAAAGAGCATCCGGGTCTGCTCTATACTTAAAAAGAACTTATTAATTCTACCCCTATACAGCTTTTGTTTCGCTGGTTTGGTTACCCTTTTAGGACGTTTGGGCTAGTTATGGCACTAGCCTGGCATTAAAAAACCCTAAGCTTTTTAGGTCTTAGGGTTTAAAGTTGAAAATTATTTTTTTCTCTTTAAACCCGATGAGTATAGGTAGTCGGTGATACATTACCTGTTTGTTCGGATAATGAAAACCACTTACTACTAATATTGCATCTTATTTGCATTTGTTAAATTATTTAATCTATTATACATATGTTCCACCCTGAATCAAATAAGATTTCCATTCTTCTCTAATATTATTCATATCAGGTACGAATGCAAAAGATTGTAACCTTTTTGGCTTAACTTCTTTACCGTTAACATCATAAAAAGGATAGATACTATCTTTTCTATTATTACATTCTCTACAAGCTAACACCAAATTAAAATCATCATTGGTACCACCTTTAGATTTTGGAATAGCATGATCTCTAGTAGCTTTACTATATGGTATCTTTTCATAACAGTACTGACAAGTACCTTTATACACTTTGTAAAGAGTTCTAGTTGATACGCTAGTACCAGGCTTCTTATGATACCCAAAATGATGGGTACACACTAGAATAGTTGGAATAGCCCATTTTCTAGCTTCACCGGTCATTGGATCTGGACCGCTACGAAGACAAGGCTGATTTTCATATATATCTATTTGGTTATTAAACCATCTCAAAGAACTCTGACCCCGCTCATCATATTCAGTACCAGACCAACTTACCACATTACCAGATGCATCGATACCTCTCACTCTTTCAGTGATTAGATGTCTGAATGCAGCTCTTGCAGTACACACTGCAAACGGTTGGTAGTTTTTATTGAGCAATAAACTAGTTTTAGTATCAGGAGATACGACAATCATAAAAATAAAAAAGCCCCTAGATATATAAAACGGGATATCTAGGGGCTGGATTTAATCAACGAGTTTCGCGAACTTGAGCCCAACGGCCCTTGGAATCGCGAACGTTATAGAAGCGAGGTTGAAGAACAACCTGGCTAGAACGATTAACAAAGCCAAGCACGTCGTACTTAGAACGGCTGAAACGACGAGTAACTGCATTCATGCGGGTCTCGACACTTTCATCACCGCGCGTACGGGTATAGATGTCTTTGATAATAACGTTTTCTGATAATGTTGTATTCATATTACCTGGCAATTATACTACCGTTCCTAACTGAATTCAACCAACTATTTTGAAGTAGCTCTAAATACCCCGTCCCAATTAGCTTCAGGAGGTGACTTTTTCAACTCTTCAATTCTTTCTATCATTGCTTCGTAATACTTCTTTAACTCTTTATTTTGATCCATTAACCATTTTGCATTAGTGATAGCAGTATCCCATCTTTGATTTCTGTAATCTGATAAGAATGTATTATGAAACGCTAGAACGGGAAGATAACTGATTTTATTAGGGTATTGCAGTACTGTGTAAATTCTTACCCCTTCTTTCTTACCCTTAACTGCAATGCAGTCTAGCTCGAAGCAACAGTAAGACATTTGTATCTTCTGATAAGTTAATGGGCCAATAATTATCTTAACCCCGTAAGGTTTACTTTGACCTTCTAATCTGGAAGCTAAATTAACTGAATCCCCTAAACAAGTGTAATCAAATCTTTGCGTTGACCCCATATTACCCACTACTACTGTACCGGTATTAATACCTAAACCCATACCAAATGCAGGTACTCCTTCTTTAGCTATCTCTTCATTAAATGTATCTAAACTGCTTAACATCTGCATTGCTGTCTTTACTGCGTCTCTGGCATGATCATCATTATCTAAAGGGGCATTCCAAAAGGCCATTTGAGCATCGCCGATATATTTGTCTAAGGTACCGTTATTATCTAAAATTGCTTGAGTCATTGCTGTCATATACCTATTCATGATCTTAGTTAACCCTTGTACATCGTTACCATAGTGTTCAGAAATTGTAGTGAACCCTCTTACATCAGTAAACATAATTGATAGCTCTCTACTATCACCACCTAATTTTAATAGATCAGGATTCTTTTGCAACTTTTCAACCATATCAGGGGATAGGTAAGTGCCGAATTGCTTTTTGATTTGCTGTTTGAGTTTAAACTCTATAATAAATCTCATAAATAGCGTACCAGCCCAAGTTACGAATATAGCAAATGTTGCAAAAGTATAATCAGCCAATAGATTATATTTTAAAAATAAATGAGATCCTAACAAATATGGGGTTGAAATTGCAACTAGGAAATATATTATAATAACGAAGTAAGGGAGATAGATGACTGCAAATATTATCGATAATAATATTAATACAGTAGCTATTATCTCATATAAATCAAACTCTGAAGGCCTCTCTAGTCTGTCCTGGTTAATAAGCATTTGTAATGCTTGTGCGGTTAATTCATGACCGTAAGTTATGTTTATTGGGGTTGCAACAGTATTAGAGAGGCCTTCAGCAGTTAATGATATAAAAACAATTTTACCATTTAACGATGACCAATCTTTATCACTATATGAAACAGAAGGGAATTTATATTTAAAGTTTATCCATACCCTAGCATTTGCATCAGTAGATATTGCTGGTGAACCTTTTACTCTTATTGCAGTAATACCAGCTTCAGTTACTTTAGCTTGATAGCTTGGTTCACCACTTATTACTCTTAAAACTTCTAGAGGAAACGATGGATATACTTCATTATTAATTTGTACTGCTAATGGCATACGTCTTACGATATTATCAACTTCAGGAGCTGTTATAATCATACCGGTTCCTGCTGACGCAGCTCCTATTTCTGGCATGGGTCCTATCGCTGATGGGTATTCAAACAGCCACGGCTGTGCTGAAGAACCTATGGTTGCTAATCCCCTTGGTATTGGCACTCCTTTACCTTTTATTGCCGCAGACTGACCAGTAATAACTGGATATTTTTTTAATGCTTCAATAAATATTTCATCTTTACCAAATCTATCAGGTTCAGAAAACAATATAGGTAACACAACAACACTAGCTCCATTTTCAAATGCTTTTTCGACCCCCTTTGCCAGAACATCTCTACTCCAAGGCCATTGACCATTCTGTTCAAGAGTTTGTTCATCAATCTCTACTACCGATATATTTTCGCTCATTACCTTTTCTTGAGTTCTTTGGTAGTAATCCAATCCTTTTAGTCTTGCCGTTTCGATAAAGAACGGATCTGAGATTCTTAAACTTGTTAAGAGTACTAAGATAGTGAAACCTACTAAAAAGGATTTCAATTTTAAAAATTTCATTTCTGAATTATATTTATAATACTTTTTCCTCCGAAGTTAAGCGGTATAGTTTGAGTACCATCTTTAGTGGTTAAGTTTAAAGTTGCATCAGTATTTCCTTTGGTAATGTATTTGATTACATTACCATTTTTTTCGTATGTATAGGTAGCTGTTACCCCGTTTGTAGAAAAACCTACTCCAGTTGTAATTGTAGGTATTACTAAAGTAGAGGTTGGTAAATCAATTTTAGTGGCAACGACATTTATAATAGCTATAGTATTAGCTACGACCTGTAAAGTTTGCGGTTGTATTGCATTTAAATTTAAAACAGTTACAGGTTTAGCATCTATAGTAGTTTCTTCTGATTGAGTTACTGCTACTTCGGCTGGAGTATTTGAACTCTCTACAGTCTCACTACTACCAATTATTTCAACAGAACCTTTATCCCCGCTTTCACCAACTTGATTAATTTTAGTTTTAGATGCAGATTTACCTCCTTTTTGGGTAGAGCTTGAATTGTCAGCAGCTACTGTTTGCTGTTGATTTTTTTTAGTCTCTTTATTAGCTTGCACTACTGATTTAGGGGTATCAACAATAAGCATATTATTGATCTTACTCTCATCTTGGAAATCTAATATAACCGGGTTAGACGGGGGAGCGTTCATTGAAGAAACTAAAGTAGCTTGGTAGGCTTGATTGAGCAATACCGTACCCCCCATATTGCTAACTTCAATCATACCTATTACTGGTTCGCCTCCAGCAGCTAATGGTATCGATGGTAATAATACTACTAAACTTTTACCATCTTCACTTACAGTCATTGAAAAATCAGTACCTCTAACCGAAATCTTAGCAGTAGGGGTAGTTACTCTTACGTTCTCTCTACTATTTTTAGCTATTAAACCGGAAGCATATCTTACTGTACCGAAAGCAGCTTTAACTGATAGGGTACCTTTATTTGTACTCTTATCATATACAAACTCATCGATAGTTAACTTAGAGTACTCTGTAACTTGCATCTTAGTATCATCTTCAAAAGTAATACTAACTCTAGCTTTAAGAGTTTCAATTCTATCTTCCATCTCTATACTAACATCTACTTTACCTTCGATCTTATCCCTGTCTCTAGTTATCTCAGTAGGACCAGTTACCTCGGTTAACTTACCAATTGACCCATAGGTACCTGAACATAAAAAAGCCGCTATAAAAAGTATAACGGCTTTGTACATATTACGGAGTTGGAGGTGCTATAACTGTTGTTGTTGTAGCTGTACCTGGTGGGCCTGAACTACCCCCGTAGGTTAAATTAGGAGCGGTGGCTGTAGTTGTTTGTACAATACGTACTGTATTAGCGCTACCAACTAAATTGTATTGAAGAGTTTGTTTTTCAACACCTGCTTGGTATATAGTTAAGTCATTAGTACTACCAGCAATAGTAACTGTTTGCTCATGACCTGATTTAGCAGTAGCACCGCCTGTCGAACCAATTTGAGTAGATTTAACTTTATTAGAATTACCAACTATATTATAATCGATATAGTTGTAACTTGCATCTTTGATACCAAATCTTAAATCGTTAGAGTTACCTACAACGTTTAATCTCATTTCAGAGTTATCTAGAGTAGCTTTACTGTTGTCTGTGTTTGAGGTATGATCAACAGAAACGTCTTTATTAATGAGTACGTTATTACTGTTACCTGCTAAATTAATGTTTATATTATTATTTGCACCGTTTAAGTAGTACTTTTGAATATTGCTACTACCGGTTGCAACCGATAATAATTTTAAATTATTAGCGCCGGTGATAGAAAAATCGGTAGCATTACTGTCGCCTATTTGTCTAAATTCAAAATTAATATTGTCACCGGTAATATCGCTAAACGTGCCGGAAGAACCAACTCTATTCTGGCTACCAACTTGAATTAAAGTTGTAGCACCAGCAGTGGTGATTTGATTTACATATATTTGGTTTTGGCCATAGACATATGTGCATAGAAGTAGCATTATTAATGCCTGTAGTGGTGATTTCATGGCATCATTATTTATGCCTTTTTACTTCGTTTGTTTAAATTTCCATAATCCAGACTTCTCACCTTCTATTACTATATCAATTACAGCTTGATCAATAGCACTTCTTACTGCAATTGAATTAGGTTCATTTGCAGTTAAACCAATTTCTGCTTCAATTGGTAGAGTACCATGTTCGTAAAATTTATATAAATTACCAGCTAAAGCAACGCTTGTAATAGTTTTAGTTACCGCAACACTTAATAAAACCTCACCAGTATTTACACTAATCAATCTTAATGAAACAGTTACTACATCTTTTCTATATTGCGTGTTACCAGTAATGCCTAGAATACTTGCGCCAGCACCGCCTGTAAGAATATTCGTATCATATCCGATAATACCCCCCTCAGCTAACACCCCAGCAAACATCATCGGAGTCAATTTTTCGGCATTCTTACCTTGAAAAGTTTCTCTAGTTTGAGAAATTAACTGACGCTCTTTTATTATATTATCTAAACTAGCTCTTTCTAAAACTTTAAACCATTTACCATTACCTGCTAATCTTAAAGCATCTATCAACCAGCTTTCTGCTCCTTGAGTTACAGCAGATGAGAAAGACGCATATGAATCAACTGTTTTTCTTTGACCGGTCTTATCTGCAAAACCATAAACAGCAATTGTCATTACTGGGGCATCAACTGCTGGCAAATTTATTAACTTTTGTTCTAGAGGTGAACGCTGAGATTTAGGTTGTTCTATAATACCTGGTTTAGTTGGTATTGAGCCGCAACCTGTTAATAATAACAGTAAAAAAAGTGGTGATAAAAACTTCATTAATCGCCCGATGGTTTAAGCGTCCCGATTGGTACAGTGATTTGGGTAGTTGTACCTGATGCTGGGTCTACAATATATAATGTAGCAAAATCACCACTGCGTTGCCAAGTTACTGTAGCACCGCCTTGTAAATTAATAACACCAAATGTTGCTTCACCAGAATCAAAAATTGCATCAGTTACTTGAGAAGCTAATTGGGAGTAAATTCTAGCTTGTAAGTTATTGATGAAAGTATTGAGAGGAGTGTTTGAAGCTTGTAGTTTAGCTTGTTCAACTTCAGCTTTAGCAACATCTTTAATTGATTGCTTTCTAGTACGTGCTAGATTTTCAATAGTTAACATATGTGATGAATAACCAATTCCGTTAAATGCGGGTGATTTAAAAGAATGTACCATATCACTTGCTTTCAATGTGGTTAGTAATAGAACTGCTATAAACAATGTTCTCATAAACTTATTTATATCATCATTGAACTTATAAATAATATTATGGCGTGGCAAAATTTAAATATCTGTAATTCGTTTACTGAAACATATTCAACAAACTTTAAAAAACTATCAGCTGCACAATGCTGTGAAGTTGATATCTATAACTTAGGTAGTAGCCCATTACTGGTGTATGATAACGACACATTAACTCAAGCTTCTATATCAGCCTTTTCATCATTTACCGTTCCACCTTCAACCAATTACACTTTTAGAGGTATTACTAATAGTGAGCAAGTTAGTGCTAGATTTAGCTCTGGTGGAGGTTTAGTTTGCTATAGAACGCAATACTTCTCAAATAATCCGCTAAACATTTACTAATTAAATTGGTGGGCCAGGTGGGATTCGAACCCACACTCAAAGGATTATGAGTCCTCTGCTTTAACCGTTAAGCTACCAGCCCACTTAAATTACAATTCGCTAATCTTTTGATTAACGTAGATGATTTCCATCTCAAAATCTTTTTTAGTCTTACAAGGAGACAATATCCTTAGTACACATTGTATAGAGCTATTAGGTGCGGTGATCTCAGCTAACGTGCCATCAAACACGCTAATAAACTCACTCTTATCGTAGATTACAGTATAACCGCTTACTGTAGTATTATATACAATTTCTTCAGCCTTCATTAGTCAAAATCAATAATTTGTTGTTCATCATTATAAATTTGTTTCTCGACTTCTTTGTTATTCAAGTCTTTAATAATATTTACCAATACTCTAACTACATCAGCGTTGAATATTTTCTCAGTTTCAAGACGCTTTTCATAAGCAGTTACTACTTGATCGATATACTCGTAGTTTATGCGCATATACTTTTAGAAAAGTTCTTGACTGCAGACCTAGCACCATTAGCGTTATAATACTTTTTAGTATTTTCAAACGATTCTTTATTAAAGATTTCAATCGTACCTGCAGTCTTATGACCGTAGCACATACGACCAAAACGATTACGAGAGGTCTCTCTCGGTACGTAATTAGGTTGAGGTAGAATACCTAGCTCAATCAATCTTTCAGTTGTCATAATAATATTATAATTAAGTTCCTTTATACTCACTATTCCTGATAAAAAACTTCTTATCTTTTTTTTGCTTGTTATGCATTTCTAACACCCTACAAAGAAGCGTTTGCTCAAACGTTGTTGCGTCAATTTCTAAAGGTGAGTTTACGTAACTCTTATCTGTAGTTTCATCGTAATTTTTTCTCGTTAAAGGAATGCGAAATACTTTATCTTGGACAAAGTGTCTAAATTCATGCAACAAAGTCGATACAAAAATATCTTCACGAAAGATAATATCAGAGATATGAATCTTATTATTCGTACCTGCTTGAAACTTGTAATACGAATTTAATCCAGCTGCCATTTTAATATTAATGGTATGGTTTCTTTTCTTCTTTGATTTATAAACGGTGTCAAAGATTGTAGAAAATATATTTGACATAATTTGAAAATCGATTTTAGGGAATCGTTTCTGAATCTTATGATCAGGTTTAAAAATAATCATCTTAAAGTGGTGCCCAAGGCCGGACTCGAACCGGCACGCCCTTTCGAACAACAGATTTTAAGTCTGGTGCGTCTACCATTCCGCCACTTGGGCAATATATTATGCAAATTTAATCAATCCCTTACGGTTATCAAGTTGAATTTTATTAACTTTATAGATCGCGTCATCGCCGCGTCCAAACTTCTTAATCGTATCTTGATCGCACATCTCTTTAAGTAAAACGTAAGCTTGCGATGAAGTCAAGCTAAGTTCTTTCATAACACGTTTCTTAGTAATAAATGGAGGCTCTGTCATGGCAAGAACCTTTTCAGAATTCTCACGAGTACGTTGAGCCTTGTTAAATGCTTTATCAACGTTAATACGTTGACCGGTAAATACAAAACCTTTCTCAGTAAGCATACTAGAGAACTCATTGCACGAACCGAAACGATTCTTAGCAAACGAGATAACACGAGCACGATCATCTCCAGCGTTTTCGTCAATCTCAATCTGCATATTAACATCTACAGTATGCGGAATTAAAGTACCTCCCTTAAGAACCCCACCTTTAGTAAGATGCAGGATAAAGAAGATTGCACACTCGTTAAGTTTAGCTGCATTTACCAGTTTAGTAATTGCATAGCTTTCAAGCTCACGAGAGTTCTTTTCTTCTTTAGTAGTAAGAGCTTGAAAAGAGTCGACAACTAAAGCATCATAATGCTTAGTAGCTTCAACTAGAGTATCAACATCAGTAAGATTAGCAACCTTAACGTTATCAACCCCTAAACGTCGGCAATTGAAAGCAAGCTGGAAAGTATTCTCTTCACCAGATGCATAACCAACATCGTAACCGTTCTTTGAAAGAGCTTCAAAGAGTTGTAGCAAGAACGTCGTCTTACCGCAACCTGCACGAGCGGTAACAGTAAAAGAAGAGCCGGGCAAAATGCCATTTCCGAAAAGCTCGTCGATTTCGTCAACGCCGGTTTTCATACGACGATAAAAGATATCTGGTACAACAATATCAGACACTTTAGTGAATTGAGTAGTATCTAAGTTAAGGTTCATAGTATTATTATATCTTAGTTCCATTAAACAAATTTCGTAATATCCCGGTTAAAACGTTTAATAAAGCAATTGGTAATGTGATCCATTTCAGATCGAGTCTTACGAATAGCATCTTCATTAAAGTTATCTTCAAGTACTTTGAGACAACATTTATAACTAACGATAAGATAATCTGAATAAGCATTAAGCTTATAATTATCATCACCGTCTTGCTTCCTTACTTGCTCTTCAGCACCTTTCTTAACAAACTTTTCAAGGAATAAGCCAAAGTTATTCTTATACTTTTCTTCTACCATTTTCTTAAGGAATTTATGGTAAATCGGTATAAGCTCACCAGTTACATTGCATTTAGCTTTGTAAGATGATGGAATCTCTTGGAGTCCATCATCGAAGATGTATTTAATTAACTTCTTTTCTCGTGCCATACGTAATTATAAGACTGTTCCTTAGGAGCAGTATTTTGGCTAACTTAGCTGGCACTAACATGCCAATCGTTATATTCTGGGTCGATAACTCGATCGCTAAGTTCAGCAACCGAAAGCATCGTACCGGAAACAACGTTAACTAATACACCAGGGCCATATTTCTTATTTGGAATAAACTTCCAAATCTCTCCCATACCTTGCACAAGACTAGAGCGATCCATCCGAAGATAACCGCTATTAACACATTTGATTAGATATTCTGCAATTGTCATATCGGTAGTATATAGTAGTTCCGGTAAAATCAATTCTAAAATACCTTTTTTTAACTAAGTCGGCCAATAAATAATAGTATGGCATTTGTAAAGATCTCTGAACTACCAGTACTAGCTGGCGCACTTTTACCTTTAACAGCTGGCGATGTTATGCCGATAGTGCATGGCCCAACAACATACAAAGTTGAATTATCTACCTTACAAAACTTTTTTACGCAAGGTGTACAAATTTCTGCCGCAGGTCAAGATTATTTTATCCAATACACTTTAAACGGTAAATTATGCGCAAGCCCAGGTTTAAAATTTTTAGAACCTCTTTCAAGTTTCGTTGCAGGTGATAATAACGTTCAAACAGGGTTTTTCGGGGCAATTTTAGGTGGTCAAGATAATACAAACGGTAATGATAATACTTTCATTATCGGTTCAAATATTTTAGCAACTGTAGATAATTACACTTTAGTCAATAATATTAGCGCGGGCGGCTTAATGGAAGCTGGTGGTGGTTCTTCTAGAAGTTGGAATTCAGCTTATAGTTATACCAATACCCAATCTGCTAGATTAGCTCTTTCAGCATTAGATGCCCGTTATGTAAACGCTTCAGGCGATTCAATGACCGGTAATTTAAGTGTCGGTGCTGACATTTATGCTAATAACGCCACTTTCTGGGGAGATTTAAGTGTACTTGGTAATTTAGTAACTCTTGATACTCAAGTAACCGTTTCAAGTGCATTAAGCGTAACTAATTTCGGTACAAGTCCAGCACTTACCGTTGAACAACATGGTAACGTACCAATTGCAACATTTAGAGATGCTGACGGAGGTTATATCACCTTTGCTGATACCGGTTCAATCGGTGTCGGTACACAAACACCTAATGAGAAATTAACCGTTGTTGGTAATATTTCAGCAACTGGTTCTATTTTTGGTAATCTATCTGGTAGCTTTCCAGCTATACAGCATATACTATATGTTTCACAAGGTGGTAGTGATAATAATTCTGGTACAAGCATTTTTAATCCATTAAGAACGATTAAGAAAGCTTGCCAAATAGTATCTCAAAATCAAGAATTACAATTCCCAGTAACCCAAACTATCGGCTTTCCTAAAAACCAGTGGACCATTTTCGTATTAACCGGTGATTATACTGAAATAAATCCAATTTACGTTCCAGGATATACATCTATTATTGGTGATAACTTAAGAAGAGTTCAAATTCGACCAGCTAACTTAAATTCAGATATATTATGGCTTAATACAGCTTGCTACCTTTGGGGAGTAACATTCAGAGATCACTTATATCCATCTGCTGCAACCGCATTTCCAACACTTTGTTCTACGTCAGCTGATTATTACCACGCATTTAATTACCCAGGGTATGAAATTGCAAATGTAGGCACTAATAATTACTATCGCACTCAAAAGCCTTATATTATCACTTCACCATATACTCAAGGTAGTAGTTCAATTACATCTTCAATTGTTGCACCACAACAAACATCAATAACTCAAACTTTTAGTGCAACAAATAATATTGCAATATCATCGACAATATATAACACAGCTTCAACAAAAGTTAATAGTTTGTTTGATATTTTTATATCTACTATTTTATTAGGTTCAAGCGGCGCTAATGTTACTACATCGCCAAAAAATCTCTCAGCTGTACCAGCTGATGCTGGATTAGCAATTACAGCCTTAACAGGCAATGTTAATACATTTCAAAATCTTACTACTGCATATGTTGCAACTTATTACCCTTGGGCTTTAACAGCGTCTCCAAGTCTTTCAGCTGCTTGCTATAGAGATACAGGGTTTATTATTGACGCAGTTGTAAAAGATATTAAAACAGGTACTAACGCATTAATTGTAGAGTATGCAAATGTATATTATACCGGTACTTTAAATATTAGCGGAGCCACTCCAGCAGCGCCTAACTCAGCTTATAGTCAAGTATGGAATAATTTAAGTCAGTTTATTACAACTTATTATCTAAGTGCATATCCAATATCTAAATCATACGTTACTACAGAATTTAATACCCTTACAAGTATTCTTACATTAGGTGAAGGTTATAGCGCTATTAATACCAGAGATATTCCTACAAATTTTGATTACCAATCTTCTAGATTATTAAGTGCTAATAAAAATTTCTTTCAACATGAATTAACCGCATATGTTGATAAAGTGTTTTCTGGATTTGCATACGGACAATCTACTGCAGCGGCAGTAACTGCAGCTAAAATAAAATGCTTTAGAGATATGGGGTTTGTTATACAGGCTATTGCATATGATATGCAAAACGGTTCTAATGCCAGAACTATAACATATGCAAATATGTATAATTTAGGAGCTGTTAGAATACCTAATCAAGAAGTAACTACAGCAGCTACTATAAAGTATGGTAAATATCTTTCAACCTTTGTTATTAATAATAGTGCAGTAAGAACAACAAATGCTGGTTGCGGGATAAGAGTCGATGGTAGTTTAGCAAGAGGCTTCTTAAGAAGTTTCGTTACTGACTCTTACACCCAGACTAATGAAGGTGGTATTGGTATTCATATTATCAATAATGGTTACTCTCAATTAGTATCAACCTTTACAATTTGCTGCGAACAAGGTATACGAGCTGATTCAGGTGGTAATTGCTCGATCAATACTTCTAATTGCTCGTTCGGATTATCCGGTCTTGTAGCAGATGGTTATTCAACAGTACCAGTATTAACCGGTACAGTAAGTCAAAACGTAATATTTAATACCGATACAATTACAATTAGCGGGGTATATCCAAGATACGACGCGCCAGACTTTAATACATACCCAGTACCAATTACAGTGCCTTATGTTGGTTTAGTATATAAAATATCTAATGATCCGACAAATACACTTTATATATTAACCTCTGCAACTAGAATTGATTATGACGGTACTTATACCTGGCAGATTATTAACAATGCTAGAACAGATGATGATTTCTTAAAGGGTGGTACAGTTAATTTCTATATTAGAAGTCAAATTGCTACCGGGGCACATACCTTTGAATATATCGGCTCTGGTACCGTATTAAGGGATTCTATACCTGCTTTAGGGGGTATTGCAAATACCGATAATGAGGCAAGAGCTGCCAATGGCGGTGCAGTGTTCTTTACAAGTACTAATCATTTAGGCAACTTTAAAGTGGGTAATGACTTTACAATCGTTCAAGAGACGGGCGTTATTGAAGGTAGAACATTCCAACGTGCAATTCTTGCATTAGTAACACCTTTAACACTCGCACTAGAATAAATAATTTACATATATGGCACAAGTACCTCTAAATCATTTCGCAAGAGCGTCAGCAGCTTTAAAAACAACCTACACTCAGGTATATTCTGCACCGACCGATACAGCTGCAATCATGCTAACAATGCTTGCAACAAACACAACCGGTACAACTCAAACAGTTACCGTTACCGTATCAGGTAACGGCGACGGAGTTGGTAATATTCTTACAAAGCCAGCTTACGATATTGTTACAACATTCCAAATTGCAGGTAATGATGTAGTTAATTTAGCAGTGGGTAAGATTGTATTAGAAAATTACGACGGTTTATATATAAAGGCTGGTAATAATAGCGCTCTTAATATGACTTGCTCAGTTCTAGAAACTCTAAATACTCAATAATAATTAGAAATGTCAAACTCGTACCCACAAACAATTAGCGGTAGAATTAAAACCGTTCCTCCGTTAAACGCAGATACAAATAGATATTCGTTCGTTAATTTACAAAATACCGAACCTAATTTAGGTTTGCCAGTTGCAGTATATAACTCACAAGCACGTTTTTTATTAGCTTCTGATACGATTGCAGGTACGAGATATTGGACCAATAGCGCTAATTTTGCTATGTGGAATGATAATGTTGGTGTTGGTACAGAAACACCTCCAGAAAAGCTTACCGTTGTAGGCAATCTATCTGTAACAGGTAACATTTACGGTAACGTAACCGCTTTATCTGGTCAATCTCCTGTAGCAGCTGGTAAGGCAACGCAAGTTCAATTTAATAGTGGTGGTTTACTCGGAGGTGAACCTGGCTTTACTTATAGTACAGCAAATAGTGCTATTACTGTAGGTTACAATAATGCATCAACTGGTCAATACGGTGGTATTTTAGGAGGCGCTAATAACGTAGCAAGTTCACCAGGTGCAATGGTTGTTGGGGGTAATACAAATATAATTAACAATCAATACGGTGTAATTGCTGGTGGTACTCAAAATACTATTGCAAGTGATTATTCAGTAATCGCTGGCGGTTTAGGTAACTACACTTATAGTACTTACGCTGCAATCGTTGGCGGTAATTATAATAAAGCAAGAGGTTATGCTAACTTAGTAGCTGGTGGGGTGCTTAACGATGCAAATGGTTTATACTCTAGCATTTTAGGTGGTTATAATAATGTAATTCTAGATGATTTTGCAGCAATTTTAGGCGGTCAAAATAATATAGCTCAAAAGAAGAACGTGTTCATTTTAGGTTCTAATATTACAGCTATTACAGGTAATTACACTTACGTAAACAACATTAGCTCGCAAGGACAATTAGTGGCACAGCAAGTTGGTATTGGTATTAACAACTCTGGCGGAACCAATGCTTTAACAGTTGTCGGTAACATTTCATCATCAGGTACTATTTACGGTACATTCCAAGCATCATCTGGTTTAGCAGCAGGTTCAAATCAAATGGTGCAATTTAATGACGGTGGTGTATTTGGTGGTGATAAAGGATTTACTTATAACCAGCCAACTAGTACAATTTCAGCAAAGACTTTAAACACTACAACATTAGGTTTCTCAGCTCTTTCAGCTAATCAAGTACTATTAACATCTTCTATAACGGCAACAAGCGCATTCTTTACTATTTTTATCGGTAGTTCTTCATTCGCTATTCCATTATACAGATACTAAACATAAATATAATTGATGCCGACCATCAATTATGACAAATTAGATCTTATCAATATCGGGACTTTAAAGTCCGATTTGGTAAGTACAAGCGCTGTAACAACATTAACCCTATCGGCAGTTGAGTCAGTTACTACTGCTTTCATTTATAATACCGCAGGCGATAAAGTAAGTGAAAAGTGGAATACATCATATAGTTATAGTACTAATACAAGCGCGTTTATAATTGGAGGGGTAACGAACTTAGCTACTAATAGTAGCAGGTGGGATAATACTTGGACAGCAGTATACCCAAGTTCAGCTAACTGGAATAATACATACTCTTCATATAGTACTAATAGTGCAAACTTTGCAACTATACCGTATGTAAATTCTACTTTCTTATCCTTCAGCGGAGGTGATTTAAGTGGTAGCTTAAACGTTGGTGGCAATTTAACTGTTTACGGCACACTTTGTGCGTTGTCTGGTATTAACTTTAACGGATCGACAGTTTTTACTTCAAGTAGTTCATTAAGTGTTATCAATTTCGGTGTCGGTCCTGCACTATATGTTGCACAAAGAGGTGGAGCGGGGGGTATTGCAACGTTCCTAGACAACTACGGTACTGTGTTTTATATCGGTAATAGAATAGGTAGTTTTTCATTAGGTGCTGTAGGTATTAATACTTCTATACCAAATAAAGAGTTAACAGTTGTTGGTGATATATCTGCAACTGGTATTATTTACATAAGCTCTGATAATAATTCTATTAGTTGGTATTCTGCTTATAACTTTAATAACTCCACAAGTGCGTTAATATTGGGTGATTTAACTGATATTGCTAATACGTCAGCTACTTGGAATACTGCTTATACAAACGTTCTAAATAATAGTGCAAATTGGAATACGGCTTATACATTTAATAACTCTACTAGTAGTTTAATCTTAGGAGATTTAACCGATATTGCTAATACATCAGCTACTTGGAATGCAGCTTACACGTTTAATAATTCTACAAGTAGTTTAATCTTAGGAGACTTAACTGTAGTTGCTACAAATTCCGCTTCATGGGGAAGCGGCGGATCAGGTAACACTGTATTAGCTTATAATAGTGGTAGGTGGGATTCAGCTTGGTCATTTAGTAGTAGTAATAGTGCTTTAATTTTAGGCGATTTAACTAATATTAGTCAGAGTAGTGCTAAGTGGGATAGTGCATATAGTTATACAAATACCAATAGTGCTAATATAGTTTTACAAAATTCATCACCAACATTTAATAATACTACTATAACTGGCAATTTAAGTGTATTAGGTGATTTAACATATCTTGATACTACAGTAACTGTTACCAGTGCTTTAAGCGTAATCAATTTAGGTTCAGGTCCAGCGTTAACAGTTAAACAAACAGGAGCTCAACCAATTGCAACATTTATAGACTCTGAAGGTGGGTATATTACTTTTGCAGATACTGGGGCAGTCGGTATTGGCACTCAAACCCCAAATAAGAAGTTAACAATTATTGGTGATGTTTCTGCTACAGGAGTATTTTATACCACATCATATAACAGTGATAATTGGTCCGAAACATACACAGTAGTTTATACAAACAGTGCCTCTTGGAATCCAGGAGTGGGTACAAACGGTGGTACTTTATTTGCACTTAATAGTGCTTTAATATTTGGTGATCTAACTAATCTAGCTAATACATCTGGTAGTTGGAATACAAGTTATACTTTCTTAACTGCTAATACAGCTTTAATTTTAGGAGATCTAACCAATATTGCAGTTACGAGTGCAAATTGGAATACAAGCTATACTTTCTTAACAGCTAACACTGCTTTAATCTTAGGTGATTTAACCGATATTGCAGTTACGAGTGCAAATTGGAATACATCTTATTCATTTAATAATTCTACAAGTGCATTAATCTTAGGGGACCTAACTGTTGTGGCTACTAATAGTGCATATTGGAATCCAGGGGTTGGTGTTAATGGTGGTGTTTTATTTGCAGCAAATTCAGCTTTAATATTTGGCGATTTAACTAATATTGCTATAACAAGTGCTACTTGGGATGCAGCTTATACAAATTTAATTGCAAATAGTGCAGCTTATCTTTCAGGGGTAAATGTAGATAATTTAGCAGCTGTATCAGCAAATTGGAATACAAGTTATACTTTCTTAACTGCTAATACAGCTTTAATCTTAGGAGACTTAACCAATATTGCTACAAATTCAGCTAAATGGGATTCAGCTTATAGTTTTAGTAATTCAAATTCAGCTTTAATACTTGGCGACTTGACAGTTGTGGCAACTAATAGTGCATATTGGGGCTTAGGTGGTTCAAGTAGTGCAGTGTTTGCAATTAATAGTGCTAAGTATGAAACTTCATATAGTTTCTTAACAGCTAATAGCGCTTTAATTCTTGGCGACTTAACAGATATTGCTAATACAAGTGCAAATTGGAATAGTGCTTATTCTTTCACCAGTTCAAATAGCGCTTTAATATTAGGGGACTTATCTAATATCGCAGTTACTTCAGCTTATTGGAATACATCTTATACATTCTTAACTGCTAATACCGCTCTTATATTAGGAGATCTTAGTAATATTGCTGTCGTATCTGCTCAATGGGATTCAGCTTATTCCTTTAGTAATTCTAATAGTGCATTAATTTTAGGTGATTTAACTGTTGTGGCAACCAATAGCGCATATTGGAATCCAGGTGTGGGTACAAATGGTGGTACTTTATTCTCGCTTAATAGTGCGATGATATTCGGTGATTTAACCGATGTTAATATTACAAGTGCAAGTTGGAATAGTTCATATACTAATTTAATTAATAATAGTGCAGCTTATTTATCATCGGTCGATCTAAGTAATCTCGCAGCAGTATCTGCTAATTGGAATACATCTTATACATTCTTAACTGCTAATACCGCTTTAATATTAGGTGGTTTAACTAACATAGCTAATATATCTAGTAATTGGAATGAGAGTTATACATTTACAAATTCTAATAGTAGTTTAATATTAGGCGATTTAACTGTAGTAGCGACCAATTCTGCTTACTGGGGTAGTGGCGGTGGAGGGGCAGCTGGTGGTACTTTATTTGCACTTAATAGTGCGATGATCTTTGGTGATCTTACAAATATAAATATAGTGTCTGCAAATTGGGATTCAGCATATAGTTATACAAATACAAATAGTGCTAATATTGTTTTACAAAACTCTTCACCAACTTTAAGCGGCCTAACTGTTTTAGGTAACTTAAGCGTATTAGGAGATCTTACTTACCTTGATACTATTGTAACAGTTACTAGTGCTTTAAGCGTAGTTAATACTGGTACTGGACCTGCTTTAACAATTAAGCAATTTGGTACACAACCGGTAGCAACCTTTATCGATGCTGAAGGCGGATATATGACGATTGCTGATACCGGCTCGGTTGGTATTGGTACTCAATTACCTAATGAGAAATTATCTGTTGTCGGCAATATTTCAGCAACCGGCAAAATATATGCCGGGGTTGGTAATAGTGATGAATGGAATACATCGTACACATTTAATAACTCTACAAGTAGTTTAATTTTAGGTGATTTAACTGTAGTAGCTACTAATAGCTCATCTTGGGGAGGAGGCGGAGCTGGTTATACTTGGGCTAATGCAAATAGTGCTTTAATTTTAGGTGATCTTACAAATATAAGTCAAAGTAGTGCTAAATGGGATTCAGCTTATAGTTTTAGTAATTCTAATAGTGCTTTAATTTTAGGTGATCTGACTAATATAGCAATTATTTCTGCAAATTGGAATACATCGTATACCTTTAATAATTCAACAAGTAGTTTAATTTTAGGTGACTTAACTGTTGTTGCAACTAATAGTGCATCTTGGGGTGGTGGTGGGGCTGGTTATAGTTGGGCTAATGCAAATAGCGCTCTTATATTAGGTGATTTAACTGATGTAGCAGTTACATCAGCAAATTGGAATAAATCTTATACTTTCTTTACTTGGTTAACAGCAAATTCAGGTAGCGGTAGTAGTACAAATGGTGGTAATTATGTGCCACTTTCTGGCACTAAAGGTAATGCAATGTTCGGCCCGTTATCATCTACAAGTTCAGCATCATTTAGTGCATTAACTTTAAGCGGTGGTTTTACTACTTTAAACGGTACAGTTTCGACATTTATCAATGCAATGACAGCATCGAACGATTTCTTACTTATTACAGTAAATGGTAGAACAAGAGGTATACGACTCTACGACTTCTAATAAATAATAGTATGGCAATTATCTATGATAATAATACACCAATATTCAATGGTTTAAGTAGTTTATACACCAATGTAGTATTAAGCGGTGGTAATGTCGGTATTGGTACCAGCACTCCAAACTCTCTATTAGCGGTCGGTAATGCAGCCACTCGCGGTACTGTTACTGTTAACGGTTCGACAGCTTCTGCCCCATTTTTACAATTATTAGATAATCAAGGTTCTGGTAGAGCGTTTGCTTTATATTCTGGTAGAGTAGCATCAACATTTACATTAGAAGATACAACCGGTTCTAATTTAGTAAGATTAGCAATTGACTCTGGAGGTAGAGTAGGGTTCGGTGGTCAAACAGCCCCAGGATATACAGTTGATGTAACTGGTAGTATTAATTTTACTGGTAACATATATCAAAACGGCGTAATATATGGCGGTGGTGGAGGTGGTGGTGGAGCAGCTG